CCCGCCGTTTCAACGAACGTGGTCGACCTAGGCGTCGATCGTGATATCGGTATCGGCGAGCCCATCTATCTTGCCGCCCAAGTCGGTACTGCATTCGCGGGCCTGACTTCATTGACCGTGACGCTGCAGACCAGTACTGATAACAGCACCTGGACTGACCTCAATTCCTCCGGTGCAATTCCGGTTGCCGAACTGACAGCCGGCGCACAGCCGGTCCGTGTCGTGGTACCAAGCCGCACTGAGCGTTATCTCCGCGTCAACTACACCGTTGTGGGAACCGGTACTGCCGGGACCATTACGACAGCGTTGCTGCTCGGCCCGGATGGTTACCGCGCTTATCCATCAGGATCACCGACGCCAGACTTCTCGGCAATCTCGGGCGATGATTCGACAGCGGTTACTGGCGTAACTGTCAGTCCTTCAACCGCAAGTGTCGCAGTCGGTAGCACGGTTGCTCTGACAGCAACCCTGTCACCATCTGACGCAAGCAATTCTGGCATCACCGCTAAATCGTCTGATACCAGCAAAGCCACTGTGACCGTTAGCGGTGATACCGTTACCGTAACCGGTGTAGCTGCAGGCTCTGTGACTGTCACCATCACCACAGATGACGGAAGCTATACAGCGACTGTTACAGTTACTGTTACTGCTGCGTAATATCAACTGGTTCACTAGCCCTCTACGGAGGGCTTTTTTATTGGTGCGTTATGGCAACGAAAATTGAAGTAATCAACAGGGCGCTGATCAAGATCGGCAGTGAGCGCCTCATGAACGAAACGGACAATAATAAAGCCTCCCGAACCATCGAAGCCATCTATGATGGATTGCTCGACCGTATTCTGCGCAACTACCGCTGGGCTTTTGCCATTAAGCGAGTGCAGATTGCACCACTCGCTACACCTCCTGCATATGGATACCAGTTTGCGTATCAACTTCCGGCCGATTGCCTGCGCATTGATGTGGTGGGTGACAACCTGCCTCGTCATATTCACTGCGGCCACCATGAAATTCACGGTCGTCCAGTATGGCAGCGAGAAGGCAATCAGATCTTAACCGACATTGAGCCACCACTTTTCTTGCGCTACGGGGCGCGGATGACTGACTCGAGCCAATGGGACGCAGCATTTAGCGATGTGTTCTGCTGCTTTCTCGCATCAGAGATGGCAGAGGCCATCACCCAGTCATCCACCAAAAAGCAATCAGTGCTTCAGGATATGCAATTGGCTCTTGCCGAGGCCCGCCAGTCAAGCGCCATTGAGCGACCACCTATTCAGCAGCAGGAAACATCGTGGTTTACAGCGAGGTTATAAATGCCGTCAGTATCTCCCGCCATTAACTCCTTCAACGCCGGGGAGTTCAGCCCACTGATGATGGGGCAAACAGATTTCCAGAAGTGGAAGTCCGGCGTCAAAACGATGCTCAATTTTATTCCTCGCAGCCAGGGGCCTGCGGAGCGACGTGGCGGTACCTACTTTGTCAAAGAGGTAAAGGATTCATCTGCTCGGGTCTGGCTTGCTTCCTTCGTGTTCAATACGACCCAAGCGTTTATTCTTGAGTTCGGCCCGTCTTATATCCGATTTTATTCAGATCATGGCGTAGCTGAAGATAGCAGCGGTGCGGCCTTAGAAATATCATCCCCATGGTCTGCATCTGACCTGATTAACGATGATGGGGGCTTTGGCCTATCAATGGTGCAGAGCGGTGATGTCGTCTATCTCTGCTGCCACTCAGGATCGGTTGAGCCTTATAAACTTAAGCGAGTGTCAAATAGCGATTGGACGCTTGAGGCTTTCGACATCGCTGGAGCTATGGGACCTTTTGCCGATATCAACTCTGATAAAGGCAATGTTGTCTATACTGACCAGTTCCGTATCTATTCTTCTGACGGCGCTACACTTCCGGATGGTACGCCCACAACAACCAGCCTTTGCACGATTACTTCCAATCAGGCGATCTTCAAGTCTGGTCATGTTGGTGGCCTTTTCTATATCGAATCGTCTACAGATGCTGTGGATGATGATACGGGTCACAGTGGGTATATTCCCGCTTGGGTAGCAAGTACCACAGCGACATTTTCTCCCGGTGTATTCTGCAGGTCAGAAGGAAAATACTATGAGGATATGGATGGGACCAAGACCGGAAGCACTCAGCCGACCTGGACTGCTGGCGCGCACCGTGATGGTTCTGGTAGTGATGCGTCACTATGGCGTTACTCTAATGGTGGCTGGGGTGTCATACAGATAACGGCAGTTGCCAGTGATGGCCTGACCGCTACTGGTAAAATTCTGTCAGAGCTACCCCCCAGTGTACGTTCTACAACGGGCCAAACATTCAAATATGCGTTTGGTGACTGGTCAACGTATCAGGGATTTCCCACTAAGGTATCGTTCTATAAAAACAGATTGGCTTTTGCTGCTCGCGGAAAACTGTGGTTTTCGGTTTCCTCAGATTATGAAAATTTCACCCCCATGACCAATGGCTATGAGGTTGAAGCTGACGATGCAATTAATGTTCAGATTGAGGCTGACTCAACCAATGCCATCCAGTGGCTGGCTCCAGGTAGCTCTCTGGTCATAGGCACTGCCGGCGCAGAACATGCCTGTTCACCTTCAACAACCACCTCATCGTTTGGGCCTGACAATATCCAGATCAGCAAAGAATCTTCATACGGCTCAAAAGAGATAGCGGCAGAGTCGGTGGGGTCTGAGTCTGTTTTCGTGCAACGCGCAGGCCGTAAGGCTCGCGCAGTTACAGCGGACTTTGAAAGCGGGTCATATGCATCGAGCGATCTAACCGTTATTGCGGAGCACATCACCACCGGAGCTATCATCGATATGGCCTGGCAACAGGAGCCTGATTACGTTCTGTGGGTAGTATTAGCTAACGGTGGACTCCGCGGCCTTACCTACAACAAAGAGCAGGATGTGATTGGTTGGCACCGGCACGAACTGTCCGGTGCCGTTGAATCAGTTGCCGTCATTCCAAGTCCAGACGGTGGACGGGATGATTTGTGGCTGGTAGTGAAGAGAACGATTAACGGTGAGACAAAGCGTTATATCGAATACATGCGCGCGCCATGGGATGCTGAAACAGAAAGCCTCTCTGCAGCCTTCTATGTCGACTGTGGGCTAACGTATTCAGGGGATGCCGTTGATACGGTATCCGGGCTATCTCACCTTGAGGGGATGACCGTTTCTGTTCTGGCTGATGGTGCGGCGCATCCTGACTGCACTGTAGCTGATGGCTCCATTTATCTTGAGTGGGATGCATCAGTCATCAGTGTTGGCCTGCCATTCACCTCACAGCTGATCACCTTGCCTATGGAGTTATCCATGGCCAACGGTACTGCTCAGGGTAAGACAAAGCGCATCAACAAGGCGACGCTGAGATTCGTTAACACCCTTGGTGGAAAAGTCGGTGATGAAAGCGGGAATTATCTCGACATCATAGAAAGCCGCGATTACAGCGATCTGATGGATAACCCTCCTGCGGCATTTACTGATGACCGCAATATCGACTGGCCGGGAGATTACAACAGCAATGCCTGCCTTCAGATTGTGCAGGACCAGCCGTTACCTATGACCCTTGCCGCAATTTATCCGAGAGTGTGGGTAACCAGTGAATGAACATAATCGACTTTGAACCTGAACATCTTGCCCTGATTAAGCCACAGGAAAAGCAGCAGGAAGTGGTGCTGGATACCGACTACGCCCAACTGATTTCTGCAGGTCGCTGCTTCACTGGAGTCAGTCATGGGAAGGTCATCGTTATTGGAGGCCTAGTGCCGGTGACACAGAATCGGGTTTACCTACACATGATTGTGGCAGATGGCGTTCCTCACCAATGGCTGAGTATTTATCGGGCTGCCCGTCGATTGATTGATGGGTTACCGGACACTGTCTGGCGCATTGAGGCCCTAAGCACTTTTCCGGAGGCCGATCGCTGGCATGAAATGTTGGGGTTTGAGTTTGAGGGTATTCTACGGCGGGTCATGCCAGATGGCAGGGACGCTAAATCATACAGTATTGTGAGGTAGTTATGGCTTACGCCGCTGCAGCATCTGCCGGCTTACAGGCAGTGAATGGAATGGTGAGTGCGCACAATGCGTCGAAGCAAAGCTCAGCTAATGCAAGTGCAATGGATCAATATGCCGGTAACCTCGCGCTGCAAACTGGCTCGCAGGTTAACCAGATTCGTAACCAAGGCGCTCAGGTGCTTGGGCAGCAATCAGCAGACTTCGCTGATAACGGAACCGGGACCGGTGGGAGTAATGCATTACTGCAAAAGTCATCAGCTATTGATACTGAGATGGATGCAGCAAACGCCAACTATAACGGCCAGATACAAGTGGCTAACGCACAGAATCAGGCCAATGCATTAAGGGCACAAGCTAAAGCGCAGAAGCCAGGCCTAATGAGCCTACTGGGTGGTGCCGCGAGTGCGGCCGGATCTTATAGCATGGCTGGCGGAAAGTTTTAGCACTTTACTAAAGGGTGAGAAATGCCACGTATACCAGTTTATCAAAGCCAGGTTGGTATCAACGCTGGCGCACCTTCTATCGTCCATACCCCAACTGAAACGACTGACCAGCAAATGGTACAGCAAGGTGTCGGCGCTTTCGCTGATGCAGCCGTCAAACTTGCTCAGCAGCATCAGGCTGTGACCAATACCCAAAATATGACTGCCTTCATCAACTCCAATAACAATATGGATCAGGCGCTGAACGATGCGCGGCAGCAGTCAAAAACAGGCGTTGATTATATCCCAGCGGCACAGGCGATCATCAAGCAGCATCAGGATGACTTCTTCTCTAACAACCCCAACATGACTGACCAGGAAAAAGCGCAGTACCAAGCGCGCTGGGCTCAGGTTCGCGGACAAACGGAGAATCAGGCCATTAACTGGGGGCAGTCACAGGCCAACTCTATCAAGGTTACTAACCTGCAAAATGCTGCTACTGATATCAGTAACCGAATCCTGCAGGACCCGACCAGCTCGAAAGCGTTACAGCAAGGCTGGATTCAGGACGTGAATAACAGCGTTCTGGACCCGGCGACTAAAGCGCAGTTGCAACAGAAAGGCTTGAACTCTTGGGCTTATGCTAATGGGCTGTGGGGGGTGAACAACGCCCCGGAGCATGTCATAAGCCAGTTAGACCAACATACTTCAGATCAGTCTTCAGGCTCATCAGGCACTTTAGCTGACCAGAACAATAACCCACTCAACATACGTTATTCATCCGTAAACAATTGGGTTGGGAAATCAGGGAATAACGGTACCGGGTTCGAACAGTTCGACACTCCGGAACACGGTTTGCGGGCCGGTTTTAAGCTGATGCGTAATCAGATCGCCAACGGTAACGACACAATTAGCTCTCTGGTGAGTAAATGGGCGCCGGCCGGTGATGGAAATAACCCTGTGCAATACGCCCAGTCAGTGAGTAAGGCTACCGGCATTCCTCTGGGCCAGAAGCTGGACGCCAACAATCCGCAGCAAATGATTGGCATCGCCAAGGCTATGGCAAATCAAGAGGGCTATGGCCGCACTATTGATGATGGGCAGGCGGAAAGGGCGTGGACGTCAGTTGATGACCCGTCGACATTGGCACCCGGTGTCATGCCTGGGCACCTGTCGCTTGAGCAGAGTGAATCACTCCGAAGAACAGCGCAGGCTAACATTGATCGCCAGCAATCGTTGCAGATAGCTCAGCAGAATCAGATTCTGGCTATGCAAACCAAGATGGAGAATGCTGCAGGCCATGCCACTGACACCATGCAAACTCGCATCGCCAGCGGGCAAATACCCTCATCTGATGACTGGCAGAACTACGAGAACATGACGCAGGGCACGAGCTATCAGGGTAATACTGAAACTCTGCGCAATGCCATGGTACAAACCCAGAAGCTTTACAGCATGCCGCCGTCACAGGCTCAGCAGGAACTGCAGACCATGCAGCTTGACCTGAAAAATAATGGGGGCTCTGAGCAGCAGTATAAGATCCTCGGCTTAGTGCAGAAAGCTATCAGCCAGCGCCAGACGGATGTGCAAAAGAATCCTCAGTCAGTTTGGGCTATGGATTCGGGGCAGCCCTTGCAGCCGGTTGACCCAAGTGATGCACTGGATAACCCAGGGCAGCTTGGGCAGGAGCTAACGCAGCGCATGGTTAACTCTACATCGATCAGCCAGAAGTATGGCCCGACCGCCGGGAAAAACCTTCTGACCACCGACGAACTGCATAACTTCCAAGATGCTTACGCGAGAATGGGGGCTGATCAGCGCATCCAGTTTTGGCGGAATACTCAGGCCAGTAGCTCTCCAGCTGTGGCAACACGTCTTGCAACAGAAATGGGTGGGGATTCTCCGCTCATCTCGACTATTGCGGGGCTAGCCAATACACCGTCAGGTTACAGTGCGGCATTGTCTGTCGAAAAGGGCAATCAGCTTATGAACCCAAAAGACGGTGCAGCCAAGGTCTCGTTCCCGCCAGCATTCGATACATCATTACAGACCAGCATTAAATCTGAATACCCCAACATGAGCCCAGCGCAAGTTCAGAGAATGATACCTCTGGTCAAAGCCTATCATCTTGGGAGCGGTGGTGAACCTCAAGGGGTAGTCGGTACCGACGAACTCCACAACATTATTGGTACACCGGTGAAAGTAAGCGGAGCTTCTGTAGTGGCGCCACCTGGGGCGAATGTGAATGCCTTCAAAGACAGCATTACTACCGGCATAAGCAGTCTTGGTGGGATGGCAGATAGCGTACGAAATGGGCTGAGTAACGGGACTTACTCGCTAGTGCCGGACATTAACGGTAACCAGATGCTAATTGCGGCGGCATCACAGCGTAAAGTTGTAGGAGCCAACGGTAAGCCAGTTGTTATTGAGGTGAGTCAATGAGCGCGCTTTACGATCCTGAACTGAATGCTGAACTAGATCAGAACGGCACTGAAGATATTCATCATATTGATGCCGGCGCTTTAACCGGCATAGGTAAGGGGATCGAAACCGGCCTATCGAACGCTGGCACTTCTTTGTCACGGATATCCTCCAATATCGGTACTGCTCAGATGAACGTGTCCGGTGGTGAGATGATGGCGGGCGGTAGCCTTACTGGCGAGGATAGTACCGTTCAGACCGGTGCTGATTTGTCTGCTGTAACCCAACCAGATGAGTCCCAACTCCCACAGTATAAATCCTTCGACCCAGAGCAGATAGGAACAGTGGGCACCATTCTCGGTGGGCTCGCCCAGCAGGTTCCATCTCTTGCGGCAATGGTTGCCAACCCGGTGGCGGGGGCAGTCATGGCTGCTGTTCAGGGGCAAACTGAGGCTCATGCTGAAGGTGCAAAGCTGGGTCTGACGGGATCTTCGCTTGAAGACTATGGCGGGGTTGGTGCCGTATCAGGTGCAGTCGGTGCATCCATTCCGGGATTTGCAGGGATTGGTCGTGGTGCCGTGCTGTATGGCTCGCGTTTTATCCTCGGCGGCCTAGCGAATACAGCAACAAGCGAGGCTGACCGGTGGGGGCGTGCCGCTATTCTGGATAACGCAGGATTTCATGATCAGGCCAACCAGATGCGTCAGGCTGACGGAGCAAGTATCGCCACTGACTTTGCGTTGGGTGGAGCGTTCGGGTTACTGGGTGGTGGTCATCGAGAGGCATCATTGCCAGAACGTGATACCCCATCACCTGAACAGCCCGTACATAATGATGATCAGTCCGGTAATTCTGATCCCTCAGCGGCGCCAGAAGTAGTTCCGGATAACTCTGGCGCAGCACCATCCAGCAACATGCCACCTCTCAGTGATTACACTGACTCATTGCAGGGCAAGGCATCTCAGTTGATGAGCAGAGGTGACCGAAAAGTCTGGCAGTCAGAGGTGGCTAATAGCCAGCGTATTTTGGACCAGCTTAACCAGCAGCGTTCAGAAATCGTTGCATCACCGCTTTCAGGGTCAGGGAAACAACTCTCTCAGGCAAGGCGGGAAAGGTCTAGCCAATTAGCCGATTTAGACAGCCAGATTAATTCTGCACGTTCACGTTTGCAGGATGCGACAGATACCCTTGCTCCTCATATGCCAGGCGGAGAGTTATTTGATGCAAAGGCTAACTTGTCGAGGCTCTATGACAGGATGCAGGCTGACCAAGCCATGGTGTCCAGCATCCACGAAGATGCTGCAACGGCGCATATGCTGCACGACAACTATGTGACGGAATCAGCACCTGGTTTGGCTACTGACTCGGCCAGTGAAGCCGCGCATGTCCGGGCAATGGATTCTGCAGGCGAGTCGGTGAACACAGGAAAGGCCGTTGATGTTTCCGATCACATCAATGATGCCAGCACTTATATCGTCCATGGTGATATCGATGGCCCTACGCTGTCTCGTCAGTCTATGGCGGGTAATGCGACACAACGGATGGATAGCATTTCTCAAGCGGCTGACCGTCAGGCTGTTCCTATACCGGATATGCAGGAAAGCCAGCCTGGACCCCTGAGTGAGCAAGGCAGCCCATTTGACTCAATAAGGGAACAGGCTGCCGTCATGCGGGATACCCATCCCGAGCTTTCTGACCTCATCAATACCCACCTCGAAACTGTAGAGGCCGAACATATTGCCGAGCATCAAAATGCAGACTCATACGATGTTGCTGCGGCGTGCGCCTTGAAATACGGAAGCTGATATGAAACCTGAATGCATCCAAGCTGTAGAAGATCACTTGTCTAAGGCTGCCGGCAAGGCAGTCAAACTGACAGATGCGCAAATAAAGCGAATTGATTCGCGAATGCATGAAGGGGCAAAAGTTCTCGCGAGACAGGATAGATCAGCGTGGCAGGCAATGGGCCCAGATGAAAGGACTATTGCTATAGGTAACTGGGTTCGTGATCAGGAGCGTTTACAGGCTGACGCTAAAGCCCGATCCCAGCTCCGCCAGTTATCAGCAACGATAGATGCTGCTCGCCGTATGGACGAGTTCGCCGCGGCTAGAAAAGATAAGCCAGGCAAGTGGGGTAACGCTCTTATTGATGTGCTTGAAGGCGTGGACAACACTTTGCGTGGCGCTGAGCAGGTGGCAGTACGCGGTCTTGGAGACATGCTGGAAAAGGCCAAAGTGGGTGGGTTCAATCTCGACTTTGGCAACAAAAATAGCGATGCCTTTTTCTCTGATGTCGTCCGTGAAATTTACGGACACGATACCGGCAACGGTTCAGCTAAATCCTTTGCCAAGCAGTGGTCTGATTCAATGGAAGGGTATCGTCAGGCCCGTAACCGGGCTGGAGGTACAATAGGGAAGTTGGACCATTACGCCCCTCAGTCTCATGACCCAACCATAATGCAGCGATCCGGAGGGGAGGAAAAGTGGACCAGCTTTATGATGAAGAACCTCGACCGTGATCAGTATCTTGATGATAATGGAAACAGGCTGAGCGATGACGCCCTTCGCGAAGTCGTTGGCAAAATGTATAACTCCATCGTCACTGATGGCGTAAACAAAATTACGCTGGACCAGCTGGGGTTGGCTGAAAACTCGAACCCATCATTTGGTTCAGCCAATATTGCCAGATCGTTTAACGCTAGTCACCGAGAAGTACATCTCAAGGATGCGGATTCGGTTATTGCCTACAACAAGCAATTTTCTAATAAGTCATTAGGGGTTTCATTTTTCTCTCATCTCAATCGCTCAGCCAGAGATAATGCGCTGATCAACGAGCTTGGCCCCAACCCCGGGCATACTTTTGCTGTGCTCAATGATACTGCTCGCAAGCGGGATAGCATGATGCCCGGGGCAAAGTTTGACGGCGGTGGATCTGTTTCTGGGTCTGGCCGTGGTGGATTTAAGGCAGACGCCTATTTCCGGCAGATGATGAAGAACAACACCGATTTTACAGACCTTGACCGAATCAGTAGTGCTATCACTGCTTATCAGGCAGCAACGAAACTGACCAGCACAGCCCTGCGTTCACCGTTCCAGGATACTCCAGGTATATTCCTGAACATGGCGGATGTTGGTCAGTTGGGTAGAGTTGGGTCGATACTGAAAACAGCTTTCAGTCCGGCTGAGGCCAAACGCTTCGGGATCGGTGCTGAAGTGGCTACGCAGGCCGCCCGTGAAGGCTCAGAGAGAATAATGAGCCAGGGTCGTTTTAATATTGCCAATGCAATGTCCCGGTACGCTCAATCCACGATGAAGTATACGCTTCTCGATGCATGGACCAATGCAGCAAGGCGCGCGGGCCAGACATCGCATGCCTTTGCACTCGCCGACTGGTCGAAAACATCGTGGTCGGCCCTGGACGTTAGCCAGAGAGCGTTATTGAACAATGCCGGGATTACTGACGGTGACTGGCAGAACATCATGAACGTGCCGCGCCAGAAACTCCGTGGTAATGATATTCACGATATTTCTGACGTGTCTGCTCTTGGCCTGAATGAAGACGAGGCTATGCGGCTGCAATCACGCATGATGGGCTTTATCCGCATGGGTGGTGATATCGTTACATCTGAGCATAACCTGACGGCTCAAACTATTATGAGTGCCGGGGGCCGGACTAATGCTCTGACAAAACAGGTTATGTTATTCAAGAACGCAGGTGCAATCCAGACGGCACATATGCTGGATAGGCTGGGAAGAAAATCAGGAACATCCCGCATAGGCTACGTGGCCGCGACCGCAGCAATGTCATTAAGCTTTGGCTATATGGCACTGGTGGCGCAGGCTTTAAGTAACGGGCAAAACCCTCCACCTATTGATGACTGGCGTACAATAGGAAGAGCGATGTCGGTGGCGGGCGGCTTTGCAATGGTGCAGGATTTAATCGTAAGTATGTACGATGCGGCGAGTGGTGATAATTCAGGGCATAGTTCAAGTGCCGTGCCTATATTCGGCGACGCAGCTACGGCCCTAAAAATCGGGGGCAGCCTCGTCGCCGGTGATACAAGCAAGGCTGGGTACCAGGCGATCAGGTTCGCCCGGCAGCAAATAGCCCCACTTAACTACTGGTATACCAAAGCAGCAGTAGACCACCTGTTTTTCAATGACGCCGCTGAAGCAATGAATCCTGGGTACCAGCAGAGGCTAAGGAAGTATGCCGGCCAGCAGGGGCAGCAATACTTCTATGATCCGTCAGGTAGTCTGCAATCGCCGGGGATTGGTCAATATGCAAAACCATTTTGATAATTATAGGTAGCATCTTTAATATGGCATTACATAACATTGACCAATAATGGATGCTGTATGAGCTTACTTTATGACCCTGAGCAAGATGCTGAAATGAGCCAAAGAGGCATGGAAGAAATTCAGGATATACCCTCTCCAGGTTTTTACGAATTACACCACACGGTTATTAATAGTATTGTGACTATTTTTGTTGTTATTTTAATTCTATGGGTAATTCGATTCTTATGTAGGAGATATAATGTGAAGGTTATTTACCTTCATACTCCACTGAAAAGAATTGGCTTCACGCTATCATTGTTAGGTATTTTTATGTCAATAATTGGGATGATATCAAGCAACGAAGTGTCGGGGTCTTTATTTGTCAATTCACTTACTTTTAGTAAGTGGTTCGCTCCAGAAAGCAATATTCTTGGAATTGGTTTTTACATATTATTAGCAGGGATATATATAGTTTATCTTCATGATATTACAGGGGAGTTACTACTTAGGTGGATTGTTAAAGGCACCGTAAAATAACTCACCATCAGGCAAGAATAATAACCTGATCACATAACCCGCTCCGGCGGGTTTTTTTATTACCCAAAATACCGCAGCCCGACTGTGGGGATTACTCACGCCTGGAGAATGGCTAATGGCAATTTCATCTACACAATCTTATGTAGAATATACTGGCGACAGCTCGACAACATCCTTCACTATCCCGTTTTATTTCCTGCTCAATAGCGACATCTCAGCGATGGTTGCTGATGCTGACGGGAGTATCACAGAACTGACCAACGGTACTGATTTTACTGTGACAGGGCAGGGTGTATCTACCGGCGGGACCTGTGTACTGAATACGGCGTACAGCAACAGCTACAGCATCCTTATCTACCGTGAACCGCCGGAAACGCAAGAGACCAAGTACTACGAGAACGGTAAGTTCCCTGCCAAATCCCACGAATCTGCACTCGATAAACTGACAATGCTGATCCAGCGTTTCGGTTGGATGTGGGACTCGCTTGCACTAAAGCGCCCAAACTATTTTGCTGATTATTTTGAGGCGAATGGGCATCGCATTGCTGACCTGCAAGATCCAAAAAATGCGCAGGATGCTACCACGAAAAAATATGTTGATACTGGGTTATCTTCAGAAGCTACTGAAAGGGAAATTGCTGATGATATGATCAGGAAATCATTGGCAGCAGAAATTCAAGCAAGGAAGTTAGGTGATACGGATCTAGCTAATAATATTAAATCCCTGAGGGGCGACTTAGTAACTGAATCAACCATCAGAGCTGCTGGAGATAAAACAACCCTTTCTTTAGCTGAGTCATATGCTAATACTCTCTTAGCCGGGAATATATCGATTAATGGAGGGACAAATGTAGGTTTTTGGCTTCCTGATGCAGTAGCAATTTTTGATATTACGGTTAGTTATTTTTTAATTCAGGTCAGAGGTTTCTACCAGGCTGGCGATGGTGGGGCTGGGCTTTGGCGGGCAACCGGCAACTTTGACTCATCGAAAGCAAGATCACACATACCCTCAAAGGCATTGATTTATGATGCCAGTGGGCGTGAGTATCAACTTGTCATTGACAACATTGAGATTAATGCAGCAGCTAATGGACTAAAGTCTTACACTCAAGATGAAGCGGTTGCAGATGTAGCAGCTGCCGATACAGTATGTGCTGGTGAAGTGATTAACGGTATAACCTCACTTATTGATGCTAAATTCGCATGGGAAGGTATGCCGGGTACTTCTATTCGCGTATTACCAAGCACATATCGTATATCCAAAGAACACATAAAAACTGCTGACTCTACAAACTTTCACTTTGAAGAGTCATGGTTCTATGTGTTCGCAGCTAACGAGTACAAGTATTCTGTAACAGGTAAGCGCCTGGATGGCTTTGGTCATACAGTTGCAGACATTGAGGCAGACTACGAAGCAGCAGGTGGGACAGGAGAAGATTGGGGATTAGTTTCAGCCCGTAACATCAATGTATATGGTGGCCACTTTATTGGAGACCAGGTACTTGATAAAACAATGGACAACTACACAGCAGGTTGCGGTATTATCGTACTGAACCCTGAGTATGTTCTGTTCCACGGCACCACTGCCCAGCACTTCATTTGGCCTTGTGTAGTAACTAAAGCAGAGTACCAAGCAACCGATTGGGCTGCTGATGGAGACTTCGATGTAGAAGGAACCGACTATAACTACATTGTGCCATTCATGACCACAGCAGGAACTCGTTGGGGTAACTTCTATGGGGCAAACTTTGAGAACTGCCGATTCACATCTGGCATCCGAGGGAGCTTCCGTAGTAACGTAGACTGGTCTCGTTTTGATGGCGGCATCATCACAACTGACTGGGTACTGTCAGGTGATGGAGCAAATGCATCAGGACAAGTTCCTTCATACTTCGCAGTAGTAACCGGAACTGGATTCCATTGCTCAGGCGCCTACATCTCTTCAAATGGTGGTATTGGTGCGTACTACAGCAACCCATCAAAAGGAATTGTATTCACTTCAGCTAAGGGACATGTGTTCTCTGGCATTTATACTGAATGGACGATTCGTAACTTCGTAATTGATAAGTGGATTTATAGCAACGCATCTAACTCTCGCTCGATGGGTCTGCATATTCAATCCGTTACACAGTACAAAGAGAATGCCTCTACAATGGGTATTGTAGAATTCCAAGATGGATGCTTCGGTCATTACGATGATAATGACACTTGGGTGTCTGCATCTAACTTCTCTGGCTCTACACCAACCCCTCAAGGTACTACTGAGTTGGTGGTAGGCAGTCCAGTGCGGGATATGGGCGCATTCCACCACGGTGGGTACAACTTTAAGTATGGCACTTATAACATCATCAATGATGGTGATAACCCAGATTTCGAGTTTGTCCGAGATACCAAAACTGCAAAAGAGATGTTCAACTCTTACGGGGTTATTTCTAAGAACACTGACTGGATTTTCCCTACAAAGGAAATGGGTCAACGCAGCATGGTGTGCATTTGGATTAAAGACTTAACCGGAAACTTTGACCCGACTAACTTCGCGCTGTACCTGAACGCCGCCCAAGAAACACAGGCAGTAAATGCCAACGACTTCTTAAGCTACGGCGAACTGCAAGTCGACTATGGCAACGGCTATAAAATGATCATGCTGTCCAACCGTCGGGAATACCCGAACGATGGTCGCAGTTCCTGGGACCCGCAGATCGGTTTACGCTTGCAGAATACCAGCGGAGATACTCCTATTCTGCTGAAAGCCATTGAAGCGTATAACGGAGGTTTCCCGTTATTCCCTCAAGGTTGCGACTATATCCCGTCCGCGGACACTAACTCGGGTGATATTTTCGGGGTAGCCCCGGGCTTTGAGAACGGCGGCGCAGGCGGCGGGATCTTCTTTGCTGGAGATATTGTTAACCCTTGGTCTGGGACAAAGTTCGGTCTTGATTACGACACACGCACCTTGTCAGATAACTATGACGCACTGCCGGCTATTGTGGAAGGGGGATTTAACCTGCCATCGCGGATGCAAGCGAGCTTCACGGCAACTGTAACCGCAGTGGATTCTACTAACTCAACCACTACAGTTAGTGTCCCCTCAACGTATTCCGCGGGTATTGCACAGGGCATTCCTTTGCATATTGTCAGCGGCGGGTCAGCCACCGGAGATACGAAGATCCTGAAACGGGTCGCCAACTCTGATGGTACGCTAACCTCAGACTACGTCCTCAATGGGGTGGTTGGTGCTGTTGGTGACTCATTGGCGATTGACCAGTCTAAGGTAACTGCGTTAACTCTGCGTCGTGATATTAAAGTGAACAATGCCACTGCTGAGGAAAAAATTACCTCGCCTGAAATTGAGGCAACTACCGAGATAAACGCTTCTGGCGGATATGTTCATTTAGGGCGCGGGCGTACTGATGCCCATACAGATCACTTAGAGTTTCACCCATCAGGTAACTATGAAGCTGATGCAGAAATTACCGCATATAAGAATGGTGATAACGCCCAGATAAACTATATTGCCGACACCCACTCATATTCTGGCACAGTTGTACCTTCCGCAACTGCTACGGACAATTTGGGCGCATCCAACGCAACATGGAATAACCTTTTTGTTCAAAACGACGTAACTGTTATCTCTGACCAGTATCTGAAATCAAATATCACGCCAATTGCTGATAACTTAGATGCTTCATCACCGTTAATCACGAAAGCGCTGTTAACTAACATTCTGAATATTCCGTTCCAGATGTGGCAGTTGAATTCTGCAATATCTTCCAAAGGCACTGATGCTCGTTATCATGCTGGGGTTATTGCGCAAGACATTGTCAAGGCATTTACTGATGCGGGTCTTGATTGGACCAAGTATGCTGTTGTCACGAAGGACTCGCACTCGCAGGTTGTCACGAAGGATGCGAGTGGCAATTATACCCCAGTACTTGATTCCGACTCCGACGGTAAGCTCATCAGTTCGTCATCAATTCCCCTCAGTGCCTCTGGTTATATTGAGGTGGTAGATGGTCGTGATACAGTTACTACTGATTCATCTGGTGTTATAACAATAACGCGAGTGACTTACATGGTTAGAATGTCAGAGTTTTATGCATTAAGGTTGGCGGCGCTTGAAAATAAAATGGGGCTATACTCAAGTACTACGGCATCTTCCTAGGCAATAATCCATGGCCTTCCCATCCCCTGCAGCAGATTACGTAGAAAAACGGCTGACCCCTGAGGGCGTCATGGGCATCACTGCTTCATCGGTGGTTATCCAGACAACCGAAGGGTATGCCGTTGCGGAACCGGGTATTCCGGCCAAGATGGGGAGCATGGTGTTGCTGGAGTTATCTGGCCGCCTGGTATTTGCGGAAGTGGGCGCCAGGCGGTATATCACTAACGATGGGGTTATCGAAGGTGATGCCTTGGACGATGCCAGAGTGATCGGCGTGGTGACGTTTATGGTGAAGGGATTTTGA